CGTATCTCAAGCGAGCGTCGTTAGCACTACAATGGGAACTGACACCTGGGGAGATCAAGACTTCTTGACCATCTCCGCAGCGGTGGAAATTGCGTGTGTGGAGGCGATTGGAACAAGTGCCTGAACTGAAGAAGCCGCTGACCTATCCAGTGATCAGCCACATTGACGTGCAGTTCGTGCCAGGCTCAATCCCACAGGGAGAGTTTGTGGCTGGTCTGCCTGCCGACGGTAGTATCATCAGCGCACCTGTGGTTCAGGCAGAGGCTTGGATCGCAGCAGGAATCGCCAAGCGTGCCGCACCAGCGGCTGAAGACAAGGAGAACGACTAATGCCAGCCGCATCCGCAGGGAACGTACTGTTCAGCAAACTGGTCGCCTTCAAGGAGGCGACGCCTGGAACTATCCCGACGCTGACCAGCGGCGGACGCAAGCTGCTCGTGACGCCAACTGGCGTCATCTCCGAAGGCACAACGATTGAACTTGGAACCGAGCGATCCGTTGCGCTTCGCAACCCGCTCATCGGCTCCACCGGCACGATCGTCTCCGTTGAGCCAACACTCAGCGCAACCGTCCCTGCCGTGAGCGTCGGCGAACTTCCACTCTGGCTCTCAATGACGCGCACCGATACGCCTTCAGGCACGGCTGCGCCATACGAGTGGGACTACGACTACTCGATGACAGCGGCAAATGCGCCGACCTCATACACCTTGATCGCAACCGACGGCACGCAGGCATACGCGGCGAACTACTGCCTTGCGGAGTCCATCACGATCGCCGCTGACCGCAGCGGACTGACGAACCTGAGCGCAAATCTCTTCGCGCAGCAGATCGCCAAGAACAGCGCGACGCTTGCCGAAGGCACGCCAACCTCGCCGTTTATGTCAGGACGCCTCTGGAACGCATTCCAGCACGGCTCAACCTTCCCAGGCACGGCAGACGGCACGGCATACGAGTACCTGCTTGATTTCTCACTGGAGTTCAACGCAGGGATCACGCGCCAGTCGTACCTCGCAGGCACGACCGTATTCAGCACGCACAGCGAGAGCAACCCATTCAGCGGCACGTTGACGATGACAGTGAGCAGCACCGCGAGTGCAGTCTCTACGTGGTACGACGCATACAAGGCAGCTACGCCGAAGGGCGTGCGGCTGACTTGGAGCAACGGCACCTACTCGGCACACATCCTTGCGATGATCGTCCCAACGGAAGTTCAGCAGATGGCTGGCGCCGAAGATGGTCTGACCACGATGGCCGTGACTGGTACGCTGGTCTACGACACAGTGAGCGCGAAGAGCCTTCGCATCGTCGTGAACAGCGACTTGGCGGCGTTGCCGTAAGTTCAACCTAGTAGAAGAGGAGGAGGCTAGATGAGCCAGAGCAAGCCACAGTTCCGCACCGTTGAGGTCACCCTGTCCGCGCCGTTTGACGGCTGGACAGCCACGATGAAGGCGGAAGGTGTTCCAGCTAGGATTCTTATTGACCTGCAAAGCGGCGACGCTGAGCGCGCGATGAAGGCGATCGAGCGCCTGATCACGAAGCATAACTTCCTGACCGACGACGGTGAGCCGGCGAAAAGCATCATTGACTCCCCAATGGACGCGCTGACGCAGACGATTGAGAAGTGGTCGGAGGCAGTCGCAGCACTCCCCCCTCGATAAGACTCGACGCCCAGCGGCTGGCGGCGGGTCGTTCGCTCAAGCCGCACCCGCTGATCGCAGCGCATCTCATTGCCGAGAAGTTCCACATCCCACCGCACGAGGTGTTGCAGTGGGAAAGCGGAGACTTCCTTCGTACACTGATGCTGATGTCCGACCTACAGCCAAAGGAGCGTCGTGGCCGCTAACGATTCGCTAGTCCTAGAAATTCAAACCGACAAAGCGTTTGATGATCTTCTGATCGGTTTTTATCAGGCGAACAATCCGAGCGGCTTCAAGCGGATGCAATCCATCGCTGCGTTGAACGCAGCGCGCACGATGCTTACGCCGATGAGGCAGGCAGCTCCTCGCGGGCAGACGACGGCCAAGCCAGGCAGGCTGCAGAAAAACGTCAAAGCACGCGGCGTGAGATTCAATAAGCCAGGCGCGGTCGTCGGCATCAAAGGTGGACGGTCTGGAGTGTTCTACGGCTGGTTTGTTGTGGAAGGCAGAAGCGGCGTGCGGCGAACCAAGTCAGGATCAGTTGCAGTGCGTCCAGTAGCTGCGCGACCATTCGTCTCGGATACGGTCAAAAAGGCGGGTACAATCGAGCGAGCAATGGAAGCTTTCTCTGCAACCACGGAGAAGTTCCTAAATGACGGCGCCTTCCGCGCCACCATCTTGAAGTTCAAGAGAGGGAATCAACGCTGATGGCTGCTGATCGCTCCGCTAACTTCGTTATCAAGGCAAAAGATGCTGCCACCGGACCGATCGGCAAGATCGGTGGCGCGCTCGGCAGCCTCAAGAGTTCGGCTGGCGCTGCATTCAAGGCGATCGCCGCCGGTGCAGTCGTGGCAGCCACTGCCCTTGCTGGTTTTGTGGTGGCAAGCGTAAAGGGCGCGATTGAGGATCAGCGTTCAACCATCCTGACCAACGCCGCGCTCAAGGCGCGAGGATTTGAGCTGGACAGGATCGCACCAAAGATTGAAGAACAAATCAAAGCATTCCAGCGATTCGGCAAGACCGACGATGATGTTCGCGCCGGCCTAGAAGTAGGCTCACGATTCTTCAAGGGCCAGAATACTTTGCTAAAGGCGAACGCCGCTGCCGCTGCGATCTCGTCCGTGACCGGCAGGGATATGGCAGACGTGATGGCGCTGATCGGCAAGGCTGCAAACGGCTCAACACGCGGACTTGCCGCCCTGATCGGACCGATTGAGAAGGGCGCCACTGTCACCGACATCTTGAAGCAATCAAACGAGAAGTACCTTCCTGTTGCGGAAGAACTTGCTGACAGTGTGGGCGGCAAGTTGCTGACTGCTCAGATTCAGTTCGGGGAGCAAATGGACGCGCTCGGCGGTCGATTTATTCCAGCCGTCACCGACGCCCTCGGATTTTTGACAACTAATGTCTTGCCGATCACCGAGGAGTTGATGACCACGCTTGGAGATGTCATCTTTGACGCTGGCGCCAAGCTCACTGAAAAAGGAGGTTTTGTTGACTCGGTGCTTGCCGTTGTCGGGCCGATCGGCGAAAAACTTAGCCCAAAGATTCAGGAACTTGCAGACAACATCGGCAATCTACTCGGCAAAGTGGGCGACCTTGTGGTGGCGCTTTGGGATGACGGAGATGGTCCGCTCGCAATTGCAGTCTCTGCGATTGGTGGGGCGTTTGAGCTTCTGCTTGGAATCATCAACGGCGTCATTGAAGTGATCACATTTCTAATCAACTTGGCGACCGAGGCAATCAAGTTGCTTGATCGGCTTGGCGGCAAATCAAGAGAGCAAGCTGCTTTCCCAACTTTTACTGGAGGCGGCGGGACATACGGCGGATCGCCAATGACTGGAGGGTCGTCTGGATACCCGAACGGACCCATCGGAGCAAATATCGTGATCGGCACTAATGCCACAAGCAGCCTTGATCTTTACTACGGCCTGCAGGCGCGAACGAACACTGGGCAGTCTATTCCTGGACGAGGCTAGCGATGGCGACGGCACCATTTCAACTATGGATTGACCTCGCCACAATTTCATCAGCGGTCAGGTCGTCTGGAACCGTCACCGTCACGACGGCGACCCCGCACGGCATTACGACTGGCGCCTACATTCAAATGGAAGGCGCGACTGAAGTCGCCGGCACGTCAATGAACGGCGTGTTCGAGGCAACCGTCACATCGGGAACGACCTTCACCTACACATCGTCTGGCACGGCCGGAACAGGCGTGACCGGCTCGGCGTGTATCAGCTACGACCTGCTGAACCCACTGATCAACTACACAGGCGCAGCCAAAGAGGGTGCGCTCTACATCCGTCCAGACGCAATGCAGTTCGCCATCAGCGGAGACGGCTCTGGAGCAAGCAGCTCCATCACCGTCGCACAAGATGACGTGGGCGCAGATGGACCGTGGTTCCAACTCATTCCTGATCAGGCGCGGCTCAGACTTGTCAAAAAAGACACAGGAACGACGCCTGCTGCAGATGGCAGCGACATC